AATTAAGCTAAAATAGAATGAAATTATCTTTATCTATGCCATTAACATTTAATAGTAAGCAAATTGATAAGGTTGTTACTATCGACCAAATCCCACAACTTAGCAATCCTGAGATTCTTTTATTAAAAGATGAATTGATGATTGCTATAAACAATATGGATGACTACATTAAAAAATTTCAAGAAGAGAAAGCAGAATCCTACGACAAAAGCTGGCATCAAAAAGTAAGAAGAAAGCAACAAGTCTGCAAAGCGTTTTTATCACAACTTATAAGTTTAGATCACGATGAAACTTTATTTCGATCTATTTACGATAAACATTTTTCAACAATTATCTTGCAATATATAGATAGGAACGAGTTCAGAACTATTCATAATAAAGCTAGATCATTAGCTATAGAAGAATTAGAAAAGATAACATGACAGCAAGGCAAAGCACCAAATCAGAACGCAAGCTTCTAAAACTTAAAGAAAACAAATTAAACGAATTAGCAATTAAGTTAGATAAAGACATTAGAGGCTACGATCATATTGTTCAATATGCTGACAACCATACTGCGAGTCTTCGTAGTGATTGGGTTGATGAGAACATTAGAACAATTATTATAAAACATAACTATCAAGTAAATAAAATTGCATCTATGAGAATAAAAGACTTTAGTGATAAAGAACAGGAGGTGGCTGAAAATGCAATCGAACAACTTTAGAAATAAAGAAATACTAAATATGCCACCAGATCTGGAAGGTATAACAAGACCAGAAAAAGATAAAAAAACTAAAAAGTTTACTTTTTTAGTTAGAGGATTAGGTATTGGAGTTGCACCTATGAGATTATCTATAAATGCAGAAACTCAAGCCAAAGCTGTTAAATATATAAAGGCTAGATGGAAAGATTGTAGGCTTGAATTAGTATGACAAAACAACAAAAAATAGAAGCTGCTAAACAACGAATAGCAGAATTAGAACGACTTATTAAGTATTGGCAAAAGTAATAAATCTTGTATGTCACACATTTAGTCTCCAAAGGTAATTTTGGAGTGCAACCGATATATCATGGTCTAACAAACAAATTTCAAGCTTGGTATTATGATGGAAAAATTGTCTATCTCGGAAACATTTACGAAACAAAATCAGAGGCAGAACAAGACGCAGAAAGACTTAGGAGAGATTGTATGTTGCGGTAATCATGTGTTTAGAGTTATAAATGGAGAAAGGCATTGGATTAGTACTCCCCCTAATGGTTATGAGGATAGAATTTGGCATAAGTAATGGCTTCTCTTAGATACCATGCTGGTCGTATGGTTTTATATGAAGAAGAGCCAACAGTATGGCGAGTAAAAATAAAAACTAAAACAGGTAAAATTAATTTACCTTTACAAGCTAAAGAACTAGAGCCTGCTCTTATTGAGGCAGAATATTTGTATGCTGATGCTAGATGTATGAGCAGAGATCATCCTTTATGTATAGATTGTATTCATCACCTAGTTATCAAAGCAGAATGTGGTTTAGGGATGCCAGAGGGTAAAGCTAGTGGGGGAGTTTGGGCAAAGGATTGCGCTTACTTTTGGGAGAAGAAGATTTAGGATCTAATCTATCTATATAATCGCCAGCTTGATTTATTATTTTTACTAACCTAAAGTTTTCTTTTGCAAAAGCACTAATAAGATCACCAATATCATCAGGATCTAAAGTATTTACAACGTGTCTTAAAAATATTTCAACGTGTAATTCTTCTTCCATAGAAACATCAGCCAACACCCAAGGTTCAACTTTACGTCTTTTTTTGGCTTGTTTATTAAACCATCCAGACCAAGGCATTACCAGTTTCATAACAAGTTCCTCCAACCTTACCCTAGCGTATTGGTTTAATAAGGCAACAAAGCTATACTTGTAGCAGTTACACTTACACACTATGCCCGGACATTACGGAACAGGAATGGGAAAGAAAAAGAAAAAAAAGAAAGGCGGTAAAAAATAATTATCTGCCCGGAAATAAAGCTTTTTCTAGAGCATTAACTAACTTGTCATCTACTGTATTATCAGTTTTTTTGACCATTGCTCGTATTATATCTAATGCGAGTTTTTTTATTGCAGAGCCACGAAGGAAGGCAAAAAGAATAGGTTCAAGAATTTTTAGCATTGTCATTAGTAAATTGCTAAGTTAATACTAGCTCATTCCCTACATCCGAGCTATAACCTCTTCTATTGGTGGTCGGTAGGAGAGGTTATCTTCTTGGCTTAATTTCTACTACAGCAAGTTCTACTTCTTTTAAACGATGAAATACTTCTTTCATATCATCGTGCATATTATCAATCTTATCTGTTAATAATTCTATAGCTGTTGTGTTTCGCACAAGGTCATCTCTTGATTGTCTACCTCTATAAGAGATAGAACCAACAGAGACAAAACAAGCTGTCAACAAAGCTCCACCTACTGCTGCAACTACCTCTACCACTTTACGAATCCTCAATATATGTCTATTATGACAGAAAAGGCTACTTATGGCAGAGAAAGTAATTGAAAATACAAAAGAAATAGATGATGAAAAACCTGATTATCAAGAAAAAATCACGTTTTTAATTTCTACAGTTGCACAAGGTTTTATTCTTGCTTGGTGTTTGGTGGTCTTATCTCTTGGATATATAAAACTCCCCAATAAACTATTTGGAATAGATATACCAGACCAACCTAGAGTGGATAGCACTTTTGCTGCTGGACTTTTAGGAAACATCCTTGGAGGACTTGGCATAAGTGTTAATGCAGCACAAGGAGCAAAAAAGAAAAAGAAAGAAGGTGAAAACGGTACTGTTGGTAACTCCAATGGTAGCCAGCAAACTATCATAATAAAGCAGCCCATAGAGCTAATTACAACCAAACCCGAAGTTATCAAGGTTGACCCAAAAAAATGAAAAAACTAATCCCATTCTTGTTTTTGTTCTCAGCACCAGTTTACGCTGATATAACTTCTTCTATCAGTTCATCTGTAAAGCTAGAGGTTTCAGCAGCAGCAACAGCAGCAGATCGTATAGGAAACTCATACAGTGTTTCTGGAACGGGAGTTACCACAACAGACGGTACAACTGCTGGCAGCCTTGGAGGACTAGGTGCGGCCACTAACGGAGTAAATGCTTATACACCAATTACTGCAAGCCAGCTTACAGATGGCGAGAGCTTCAATTACACAGTCTCTCATACTACTGGAGATACAATTGGAACAAGTCTTACCACAGGTGAAGTCAGTGCATTTGGTGATATAACAAGTACATCTGGAGGAACAGCAACGAACTTAGCTGGTACTATTGATAACCATGTGATCGGACTAACAGCAGGTTCTCAAGGCACAACTGCCACTGGACAATATGTGACCACAGTAACGGTAGACTGATGAGTTATGCGGAAGCTTTTAATACTATTATTTTTATATGTTTTACCAGCTAATGCAAATATCGTGCCAAATTTTACAACTGGTACAATGTCCAGCACGACTTCTAGCACTTCTACTCTCTCAGAATCAATTACCAGTAAAGATTTTAAAACAGGCTACGAATATACAGTTACAGGCACAGGAATATCACATGATGGAGGAAATATGGCAGCTACCGCAGTTGAAGTTAATGGAACTGTAGGAGGTACTACTTATAAATGGACAGGAGCAGATATGACAACAAAACCAAACTGGACACAAACCAATCCTACATCGGGAGATGCCTTTCAATTTACAGAAACATATTCTGGGCCGGGTCTTCAAAATATAACAACAATCCAAAGAGACATAACAACAGAATCCGTTACTACTACTACCTCTGTGTTCTCGCAATAATCTTAAGTCCTGTAAAAGTTTTAGCTAATGCAGTCAGTCAAAGTAATAGCGGATCAGTAACTAATCAAAACTGGAACGTAAATAATGGTAGCTTTCATACGAACCAATATGGTGGAGGAATTGTATGTCAGGGAGCAATGATGACCATAACTCCATTTACTACTTTTAATTCAAATTTTAGAAAACCTTATCGGGATTATTACACCACACCAGTGTATGACCAAACAGATATTGTTGGTGATTTTGATGATGATGGTAATCCTATAGGAGATGGTACACCTGATAATCCCGGTGTCATACTTTATGAACAATTAAATTATTCTGGAACGAATAAAGATAGCTATGCACTCGGTACTGGTATAACTTTAAACTTTTCTATTCCACTAGATAGAGGATTACAGAAACAATGTAAAGAGGCTGCTGCAACTCAAACTAACATACAAAAACAAACCCTCAAGAACCTAGAACTTGATTGGCATTTCGCCCGATTAAAGCATTGCGGACAAAAGAAAATTGAGGGAATCCGTTTCGCAAAAAATAGCCCTTACTATGATTTATGTAGCGATATTGAGATAACCCCTCAAGCAAATCAAGTCTTGCCACATAATCATAAAATTATCAAAAAACCATAAAAAATGCCCCCTCAGATTGACCTGTAAGGAGCTTGTAAAAAACCTTGCTTATGTTTATACCTTGCAAAAATGGAATTTTTGGCGGCAGACAAGTACGGTAAGACTTGTCTACCTAGACACCTTATCTGTCGCCATGAAAAAATAAGGTTCTTTTATTCTATCTTATCTTTCTTCTTTGTCAGCTTTTTAACAATATTTTTTACTAGCGGTTTGATGATATTAAGAAGAAGTGGACTACTGGCAGCGACCAAGCCAATAACAGCAGTAGATACAATAGTAGAAACCTCTGGAATGTACTGATCTTTAAACGGAACGTCTTCATAGATAGTTATACATCTAGTACCATCTTCGCTTTTTTTATGGCCGACAACACGCTCAATGCGTGAACTGTTACGAAAGTCATTTATGCGCTGATCTTTTGGGCCGGGACAAGGAACTACTTTTATCTCTTTCTTTTCTTTTGGAATATCTGGTTTTACTTCTTTTTGTGTAGGTACTTCAGTATTCTCCACTCTCTGTTCTTGTCCTTTCGTTTCAACAATTTCTATCTTTCTTCTGTCATATAACATAGGTTCAAACGTTGGCATTGAGCCGTAAGGACAAGAGATTGTTGTACCTGTAGGATCATCATTGTATAAAGCAGTGTTTTTAGGACTTGCATCTCTATGATATTTAACACATCCCGGCAATTTTATAGATGGTGGTGGTACGTTTAATACTTGATATGGAATATGTAATGGTATATCTATTTTTATTTCTGGTATAGAAATATTAGGAATATCAATCGAAGGCATTTCTTGGAAGTAAAACTTCTACATAAGAATTACATTTAGGGCAAGATAAATTTGTGACCATAGAATACTGCGTGTCTTCTTCCATGTCTTGATCTCCACCCCAAATCAATTCAGTTTTACAATGCCAACAGTTCATCAAAACTTAGGAAGGCTAGGAAGTTTAGTTGTTGGTAGAGATGGACCTGTCATATCAGGTAAGCCCTGATCTAATATTTTTGGCATTAGTCCTTGTACATTCCCAAGAACTTCGTTCATTAATTTTGTTTTAAATTGTTCTGATGTTACATATTTATATCCAAAGTATCCTCCACCGATAACAGAAGTTACCATTAGAAATGAGACAATACTCAAGATGTTAGCTATTTTTTGAAACATGATAAAAGATTCAGTGATACGAGCTTGCTCAATGATGAGCATAGTTGTTCTGCTTTTAATTGTAGCCCTAAGTCCTCTCTACGTCACTATGGGTCTTATGACAAGACAAATCCCTGTAAAAACTAAGTAGCTGGTTCGTCTGGTTTTAAAATATCTTCACAAGCCTCAATACCACCTTGTAATTGTAGTATTTTTTGTTTGCATTGCTCTAAAATTTTCTGAGCATTATTATATGTTTCTCCAATTTTAGTAAGCTCGGATTTTAATGCTTCTAATTTTTGTGCTGGATCAATAGCCATTAAATTAATTTATATTTATCTAATAATACAACTAAACTGTTAAACGGTAAGGGTCATTAGGATATTGAGTCATGTTTGGAGTAAACACTCCATCTTTTTCAGTTGCCCCATAAAGAGTTACTAAAGCTGCGGTATCTGCACAATTATCAATTTCTGTTGTGCGTGTCGTATAAGCTGTGCGTATTCCATCTCGATAAGTAACAATTGCTGAATCAATTGCTGTACCTTTTTCTGCTTTTCTTACAACTTGCCAATCATAGACATCTAATAAACTCTTAGCTGTTTGTTTTTCTTGTGCTTTTAATACTGACTTAACACCTAATCTTACAAGTTGATTTCCGTCATTACCTAATATCGGATCACCATTCTCATCAACTTCATTTGTATCTGTAAGAGTCTTTGCAGTTCCATCATTCCAATAAAATCTATTATCGTAAACTATAGGATCAGCTACCTCTGTAATACCAAGGGCTGTTTTCTCATCTGCTGTAGATAATCTTAAAAAATTAGCAGAGTAATTTATATCCCCGACTGTAAAGGGAACGCCAACTCCTAAAGGTTTTCCGTCTAGTAAAAATGCCATAGTTTTATTTTAGTATATACTTGTTTATCTAGCACGAGCGTTTTTATATGGTGCTTCCGCAAAAGCAAAATAAACATAGTTGTTTCCATTACCATTACCGTCTACATGACTATCTCTAGCTTTAAATCCGTTAGAAAGAAGGTCAACTTGACCAACACCACTACCAGAAACAGTTTCAGCTTCAGAACTGTTAGAGAATAATCTAGCATTTGTAACATTAAAAGTATTTCTTTTATTATCTAGAATTGTCCAATTTGTATTAGATCCATCTGATCTTTTTATCATTAGCCAGGCTACAGAAAAACCTGTGTAAACAAATGTACCATTATCATTTCCGTTACCGACAAAGCTACCAAATTTAGAAAATCCGTCAACATCAGAAAATACATAAGCCACATAATTATCACCACTTTTACCTGTTTTGTTATCACTTCCAATAGAAAAAACAGTTGAAGTCGGAGTTGTATTATTCCAATAATTAGAGGATGTTGCTGCTGAATTTGTTAAGTTTAAATATAAAATTTTTGTATTTCCTACATTCTGATGATAAACAGCCCAATGATCATTTGAACTTCTTGTTTTTACAATGATAGCTTGGGGAACTACCCCTAAACCATGACCAACAGTTCTTGCTGCTCCAGCACCAGTGTAGGTAACAATAGAAAACCCTGCTGTTGTCGAAGCTCTTACTTGTGAACTTAAACTACCATTTGTGTTTGTTACTGTATAACCACCAGCCTCCCAGTTCCATGCAACATAATTCTGTCCAGACCCATTAGTAAATCCGCCACCTCCTCCACTATGTTCTACTTGAAATCCATCTGAATCAAAAGAGTTAAATCTACCAGTAGAATTACCTTCAGCGGAAGTATCGTTTGTATGTAAGTCTTTTAAACCTCTTACAGAATCTAAAACATAATGACTTGAACTTTGCGTTCTATTTTTAATCCAAACCCAATCAGGCTGAAAGCCAACTCCTGTAATATTTTGCGTTGTATTACCTGTTCCAGCATAAAGCAAAGGATTAAAATGATCTGTTGGTAAAGCAATAGTTGGTTCGGGTAAGTTTGCTGTACATAAAGATTGATAACCTGTTGGAATAGTATGAACAAATGGTCTTTGTCCGAAATTCGCATACCCATTACCATTTTCTCCATTAAAATATGGAGCAAACATCATATCATCTGTTTTTGTTACTGTATTACTTGCATTTGGTTGAATACCATTTGCTCCTGTCGATGGGTTTCCACTTCCGTAATATGTACCATTGTCGTGAAAATAAAATTTAAAATTATCAGCATCAAAAGCAACCCCAATAATATCTCCATCACTAATACCGCTTGGATTACTTCCTGTATATCCATACCAATAACCTCTACTATCATATGCGATGCCACATGGATTACTGCCAGAAGAATTTAAACCAACGTCACCACCATTATAATTTAAATTGTGGTCTGTATTTACAAAACCAGCTTGAACCAATCCAGATCCTTTAGTAAATTCAAAATACCATTTTCCTGTCTTAACAGCAAAACTACCTCTTGCTGGGCCAAAGTTATTTGCGTGTCTTCTAAATTTCAAACTTCCATCTTCCACTTCTGTACTTGACCTCCAAGAATCAAGTCTGCTTATTACACAAAAATTATTTGTTGGAGTGTCTGTTAATGAATCATTACCAGTACCAGCACTTACAGATATATTAGTTGGAGTAAAATTATTTCCTTGACCAGAATAATCTTTTCCGATTGTTGCAGCCGTATTATTTGAGTTGTCTGAAAAATTGAGGTAATGTCCATTTGTACCATAAGTAATTGCTGGACTTGCTTTAGGAACCCATTGTCCAGTTTTTGTATCTGTTTCAGCAAAAACATCTGCATCATATAGTTGCCCATCACTAAAATGACATTCTGCAACATAGATACTAGCTGGTGAATTAAGATCCCAAGCCTCTATGCCATAGGTCATGCGTTTTCCAGCTTGGTTCATTGTGTAGTTATAACCCGAAACAGGTTGTACATTTACAGTTTGTGAAACACCATTTACGAAAATTTTAGACGTACTATTAGCGGCATCTACTTGCCAAACAATGTGATACCAAGCATGAGTATCTCTATAAACATTATCATTAATTGCACCACTATTATTGCTTCCAGTAGTATCATAATAAACACGAATTTTATCGTCACTTCCAAAATATATTGAAGAAACACCGTTATTCCCTCCACCATCACCATCATTTTGAGAAGTAAAAAGACCGTATGTTGTAGAACCTAAACGAACTCTTTTAACCCAACCACTCCAAGTCCATTTTTGCCTATTGCCATCAGAACTAGGAATATAAGTTAAATAGGCATTATCGTGATGATTAAATCGTAAACTACGTTCTACTTCATAACTTCCACTTGCTCCTGACGCACCAAGACGAATTGAATCAAATAAAGCCATTTATTTTACATCTAAAGAAACAACGCAATGGATTTCACCACTTGCCTTAATAACATAATCTAGTCTATCAACTGCGTTAGCTGCTGTTGATAGAGTCGGTGCTGTACCACCAGCAAATTTATAATCTGAATGAAAAGATGCTTCTCTTCCACCAGTGCCATCTTGCGTGATAAAGATAGAACCGCTTTGACCAACTGCATTATTATCATTGCTTGGATTACCAAACGTGCGGTTGCCTCCAAGAGTTACCGAGTGATGTATGCCATCAGTAAAGTTAACAGTTATTGTCGAACCATCAGTTAAGGATGCGAGTGCTGCTGAACACTTAGCAGCAGCAGTAAAAGCTAAACCGCCTGATAAAGTTATTAATTCACTAGCAGTATCCGCAGCATCAGACCTTAAAAAACTACTTGAATCTATGCTATCTAAAGTTGCTGCGTTAACGCTACCTATATTAGACCCATCTCCATATAAAGTATCTGCATAAACATTTCTAACTCTTGTTCCATTTAAACCAATATCGTAAGTGCTGTCTGTCCCCGGTTGGAAATGCCCATCTCCATTAACAAGGAATCTATCAGTATCATTTTCTCTAAATACTATTCCAGAAGTACCGCCAAGAATATATAAATAATTACCATGTGCTTGAATTTTTGGACTTGTACTGTTCCCTGTCCAGTTACCATCCTCAAATCTTATATCGCTATGTGCTTTAAGTAAAACAGCATTTGTACCCCCATTAAAAGATACATCTCCTGAAAACGTACCACCACCAGCAACACCTGTGAATCCAGTTATATAGCCAGCACCATTTGTAATGTTATTGTTATCAAGAGATATATTTGCAGATCCATCAAAAGCAACTCCAGCTATGTTTCTAGCAGTGGTCAATGTTGCAGCAGATCCAGTTGTGTTTTGGTTTAGTGTTCCAACAACAAAATCTATAGTGCCATCACTATCTTGATAAGTAACAGTTATACCAGTTTCGGTATTTCCTGTGACCATCGCACCAACAATATCTTGTACTTGCTCATTAGTTAGAGTTGCAGTTATGTAACCAGCACCATTGGTTAATTGATTATTGTTAGAAATATTTGTAGCTGATTGCCACGAAAGATTGCCGTTAGTATCTGTTTGTAGAAATTTACCATTTTGTACATCATCAGGAAAAGTTAACGTATAACTAGCACCAGCACTGTGAGCAGGGGATTTTAGTTTAATCCCATGACTTTGTGCAGAACAATTTAATTGAAGCGTTCCATCATTACCGCCAGCACCTCTAACTTCAAAAACACCTGTGCCATTTGGCTCTACTTGTACGTTTCCATTGCTAGTTGCGGTAGTTATTTTACTTGATTGAACATCTAAGTTTCCTCCAAGTTGAGGAGATGTGTCATTTATAAGATCATTAATTTGAACTACACTTCCAGAATCGTTTTTACTGAATAATGCACAATTACTGGTTCGTATTGCGAGTTCCCCTGCTGCAAGATCACTAGCACTTGGATTACTACCGCTTGCTCTTTTTAATTTAATTGTGTTAGCCATTGTCTTTCCTCCTGATGGTTAAAGTTTAATATGTTCCTCCGTCTATGTCGAAACTAGATGCCGAACTATCTTCAAGGAAAGTGACTAAATCAGTAAAAGCGACTTGTTTCATAGTGCCATTATCATTAACGATAATACGATCTGCTGCTGCAAGTGTTGTTGAAGTTGCTGATGTACCACCACCAATTAAGTTTAGTTCAGTAGTTGTAACTGTTGCTCCATCTAATATTTGAATTTCTGCTTCTGTCAATGCAGCTAAAGCAGCAGATCCACCAGATTGACAACCAGATAAGTTATCTAAATCAGCATCATAAGCTTGAACAGCACTTCCTATTGCTACTCCAAGACTAGCTCTTGCTGTAGCTCCTGATTCAAGAACAAAGTTTGATCCATTACCAACAATAAAATTACTATCTGTTGGAGTTAAGCCGGCTATATCAGTAAGTTGTGCGTCAAAAGCCTGTACATTCGTTCCAATAGCTAATCCTAAAGCAGTTCTAGCAGCCGAAGCAGAGGTTGATCCTGTGCCTCCATCTCCAACTGCCAAAGTACCTGTTATTGAACTTGCACCCAAATCAACAGCCATCTCTGTCGATTCAATTACTATTCCACCATTAGATTTAAGATCAACACTTAACTCATTACCACTTTTATCAAGACCATTACCAGCAGTTACGTTACCACTAGAAGAAAAAGTACTATAAGAAAGGTTATTAGTTCCTACAACAGCAGATCCTTTATTATCTGTACAAACAAAGCCAATATCAGCATTAACAGTACCTTGTTCAACAAATGTAAACATTCCAGCAGCATCAACTCCAGCAGCTAAGTCAGATGTTCTCGCCCAAGTACTTGCTTTACAAAGATACAGTCCGTTCTGACTAGAAGTAGACTGATTTTTTACGAGTACTCTTTCATCAGCAGAAACCGCAACACCATCAATCGTTTGCGTACCAGAAAGTGTAATATTAGCTGTAGTCGCTACTTTTACAGAATCTTTTACATCAAGTCCTTGAGCAACAGAATCGGTATACCCTTTTGTTGCAGCATCTTGGTCAGAAGTAGGATCTGCTAGTCCTGTAATTTTTTGACTATTTAAAGATACGGCAGCAGATGGTGCTGTCATCTGATCTAATCTATTTGCCTGTACACCTGTATCAAAATCGCTTATCTTGGTGTGTGCTAATGAAGGAATATCATCACTTACCAATGCTCTAAATGTAGGTGCAGCAGCACTTCCAGAAGCAGCACCAGCCAATACATGATTAGTTGTTCTTGTTGTTGCTTTATCAAAAAATGCTCCTTTTCCACCAATAGGAATAATACTTGTAGCAGACCCTCCAGACCCTCCAGTACCAGTACCATAAATTAGAACCTCATCGCCTTCTCTAAAAGCAACCTCGGCATTTTCCATCGAGGTAGGATTTGATGACCCTGTGGATCTTTTTATCCTAATTGTGTTAGCCATTAGAAGTTGCC